TAATATGGTGCGGTTTTCAATTTTATCTAAAATTGAAACCTGCCCCACAATGAGAAAGATAATAAATAATAAAGAGATGTTAAAAATAAAAAAATAAATTTTTCTTTCTTTCTTTTTTTATTAATATGGGCGCCATTAAATTACTACTATTAAATAATAGTAATTAAATTATAATTATTAAATAAAAACTAATTAAAAATAATTTAAAAAAATAATATATATAGTATTAATATATACATTAATGGATAATATAGAAAATAATGAAATTATTGAAAATATTGATGTTAGTGATAATAAATTTAAAAAAGCTAAAATATATAAATTAGTTTCAAAAAATATTAATGATGATGATGAACCATTAATTTATATAGGCTCAACATGTAAAATATTAAAAACGCGTTTAAATGGACATTTAAGACATTACAAAATATATTTAAATAATAAATTTAATTTTTTAACTAGTTTTAAATTATTTGAAAAATATGGTGTTGATAATGTTGATATAATTTTATTAGAAGAATGTAATAATATAACTAATAAATTAGAATTACTTAAAAGAGAAAAATATTATATTGATAATAATATATGTGTAAATAAAATAAAACCTAGTAGAACAAAAAAAGAATGGAATAAAGAAAATAATTATAATGAAAAATATTATAATTATAATAAAGAAAATTATAAAAAATATAGAGAAGATAATAAGGAACATTATAAAAAATATAGAGAAGATAATAAGGAACATTATAAAAAATATAGAGAAGATAATAAAGAAAAATATAAAGAATATCAAAAAAAATATAAAGAATATCAAAAAAAATATAGAGATGATAATAAAGTTAAAATAAAAGAATATTTTGAAGATAAAAAAGATAAATTTAAAGTATATAATAAAAAATATTATGAAAATAATAAAGAAAAACTTAAAGAATATCAAAAAAAATATTACGAAGATAAAAAACTAAATAATAATAATAATTTAATAGTAGTAAATTAATAATAAATTAAAAAATATATAAAAAAATTATATATAATAACTTATATATTATATATAATGTTTAAAAATAAAAAAATTATTAAAGTTTATAGAGAGAATAAATATTTTATTTATAAAATTAAAAATATTAAATATGATGATGTAAAATTTAAATATATTAACGCGAGTTTAAATAATGATTATATTACATTTGAATATATTAATAAAAATAATGAAAATAGACCTATTAAAATATTAAAGGATATGATAGAGAAATATAATTATTTTATATATGGCAATGTAGAAATAAAAATTATAAATACATTTTATAATTATAAAATAAATGAAATTGAAGATATAACTAAAAATTTTAATGATGTTTATTTAAGCACTAATAACAATATAAATAAAGTAGAAAACTGAACAAATAATTTATTATTAATTATAATATTATTATTAACTATGATATTATATTTATATTCATTATTAAAATTATTTATATTTTCATTTGTAATATATTCATAATTGTTTATATAGTTATAAATTATATTATTAGATATATCTTTATTATCATCATTATTAATTTTTTCATTAATTTTTATATCATGATAATCATTATTATTAAATATATCATTGATATTTATTAATTTACGTTGATTATAATTATTAGTTAAACGAACATTATTTTTATTTATTTTAATAGGTTTGTTATATCTTTTATTAGTAATAATTTTATTTTTATTATCAAAATTGTATTTATTGAAATCATTTATATTAAACATCATTATATAATTAATAATAAGATAATAATTATATAAATTATTTATATAAAAATTATTAATATTTTTATATACTTTTTTAATTAAAAATATATTAAAATAATATAAAGAAATATTATATATAAATATATGTTAAAGAGTTATAAAAATATCTTTAATAATAAAAATGAATAAACTTAAATTAATATATTTACGGGCAATATATTTAATAAAATTGTAAGTATATATAATATATTAGTATATTCAATAATATATTTTATATATAAATTCTTTATATATTATTTTTGAATATACTAAAATTAATTTTTAATTAAAAATAATATAAAAAAATATCTAGTATTTATATATATTATAAAAATGACAAATAATAAAAAATTATTAAAGATGAAAAATAACAAAAATTTAAAAGGAAGAAGACCAAACCAAGAAACAATATTTAAACAATTTTTTAAATTAGTAAATAAAGAAGAAAGAAGAATTAAAAAAGAAATAAAAGAACAAAATAAAACTAATAAATTAATAAAAAAAACATTAGACAATAACATGAAAAAAGTTTTAAAAGAATATAATAAATTAAATAAACCTAAACGAACATTAAAGAAAAAAAATATAATTAATAATGATGATAATAATAATATTATTAAACAAAGAAAAACAAGAACAAAAAAAATAAATATTAATGATAATGTTAATAATATAGATGAAAATATTAATAATGTAAATGAAGAAATTAATTATAATGAAGTTATTAATTATCTAAATGATAAATTAGAAGAAAATAATAATAATAATGATGATGTTATTATTAATAATACAGAAAAAGAAATAAATAATAATGAAGATGAAGAAATTAAAAATAATGTAGATGAAGAATTAAATAATAATAATGATGATGTTAATAATAATATAATTGATAATAATGAATTTGAAGAAATAAATATTAATAATACATTAGTAGAAAATAAAGATATACTTAATAAATATTATTATAATATAAATGAAGCTTTAGAGGCTTGTAAAAATACAAACTATTATTTATTTTATCAAGATTTCAAAAAATTTATTATTTATGATGATGTTAATATAATTGAAGATGATTTAAATTTATATGAAGTATTAAATAATAAATACAGTTTTGAACAAAGATATTATAAATTATATTTTGATATTGAAAGCGATGACGAAGAATTTTTAAAAATATATGATACTAATGAAAAAAAATATAAAATTATTGATAATTTTATATCTATTATAGACTATTATTTAAATTCTTTTTATAATAAATATAATGAAAATAGTGACAATAAACGTAAAATAATAAAAGATATAATTAATAATGTTATGGTTTTAAAGAGTGAAAACCAAAATAAAAAATTTTCTTTTCATCTTATTTTTAATAAAATTACTTTTAGAAATAATATAATAATGTATGATGAATTTATTAAGCCTCTTTTAGAATTTGATAAATATAAATTACTAATGTTAAAATTTAATAATATTAAAATGGCTCTACCTGATTTAAATGTTTATAAAAATAATCAATATATGAGGTGTTATAATCAAAGTAAAAAATTAAAAGATAATAAATTAATATTATGTAATAATAATATTGATGAGAATAATTTAGATATTCATGACAGTTATATAATGACTATTAATAAGGGTTTAATTCATAATGATGATGAATATAATGATATTAATTATAATAATATTAATAATGATAATGAAATATTTGAAGATAATGAAGATAATAAAAATTTAATAAATAATATTTTGATGGGTTTAGATGTTAAAAGAGCTACCGAATTTAATGACTGGTTTAAAATATTAAATACTGTAAGAAAATTAAATATAAATTATCTTGATATATTTATAAATTTCAGTAAAAGAACAACTAAAAATAATTATAGTAAAAAAGATATATTAAACAGATGGAAAAGATTCAAAGATAATAATAAAACACCTTCAATATATTATTTGTTTAAATTATTAAAAGAGGATAATATTGAATTATATGATAAATTAAAAAAAGAGTTTGATAATAAAAAAGTATTAAAATTAATAAATAATTATTATGATATATCTGATAATAATATTAATACTATTATTTTAAAACCTGATGAACTTATAAATAATATGTATCTACCTGAAAACTTATTATTAAATTATGATAATGAAAAAATTATTTTTGTTAAAAGCCATCTGGGAACAGGAAAAACAACCCGATACCATGAATTTATTAAATATCATGCCGATAGAGGTAAAAGTATCTTAATATTAACCCCTAGAATATTATATGCGGTTTCAGTAAGAGAAGAAATAAAAATAAAAACAGGTGTAGAATTTACTTTATATAATGAAAAAGTAGAGAAAGGCCTAGATGATAATTATTTAATAATTCAAGTTGAAAGCTTAAACAGAATTATAAAAAATAATTATAATATTATCTTAATTGATGAGGTTGAGGGTGTAAATGAAAGGTTTAATAATGAAGAAGGTAATTTAAAGTGCCATAATGGTAATTATATTAAAAATTTTAATACTTTTGAAATTTTAATTAATAATGCCGATAAAATTATAGCCGCCGACGCTTTTTTAAATAATACATCAATAGAATTAATTAAAAATTTAAGACCAGAAGATAAACCTTTATTAATTGTTAATAATGCTCAACCATATAACAGAACCGCCCAAGAATTTGAACATGAAGATAATTTAATAATGGACAGTATTGAAGTATTAAAACAAGGTAAAAAAATTATTATTTTTAACGGCTCTAAAAAAGACTGTAAATATTACGAATATAAATATAAAGAATACTTTAAAGAAACTAAAAAAATAGTTATACATCATGCCGATAAAAATATTAATGAAGATAAAGAAATATTAAAAGATGTAAATACAAACTGGTTAAGCGATGTATTAATTTATAATAGTAAGATAACGGTGGGGATTAATATGGATGTTGAACATTTTGACCAAATATATATAATATCTTCTAATCATGTTTTAGTGCGTGATATATTCCAGGCTTCTCTAAGAGTTAGAAAAATAAAAGATAATTTATTAAAATATTGCTTACTTGCTGATGATATACCTTATTATTATCATTTTTCTAAAAATTCATTAAATGAGAATATTAATAATAAAGTTGAATTAATTAAAAAATATTCATTAGTAGATAATATATATAATGATGTGCCTGAATGGTTAAAAAATAATTTAATAAATTTAGATTATGAAAGACTATTAAATATAAATTATTTTAGAACTAAATTTAATTATTATCTAAGTTTATGCGGTTATAATATTATTGAAAAAAATACCGAAAAAGCTAAAATATCAGGTTTTGAACTAAAAGATAATAATTATATGACTATATTAGAGGCCAAAAATCAAATATATAGCGTTGATAATTTATTAAAAGATAATGAATTTATTAATATTTGTAAAAATAGAATTAAGTTATATAATAAAGATATTAATAAAAATGATATTAATAATAATATTATCATTGAAGAAATAAATAATAATAATATATCATCATCTTTTATTAATAATTATATTAGAGATAAAATAACAGATGAACAAAAAAAGGGATTATTAGGGGGACATGTAAAAGACTACATTAAGGAATTAATTGACATGACTGATAAAATATATAATATTAATAGTATGACATTAGAAGAATTTAATTATAAAAAAGAAATATTAAAAGAAGGATATACAAAAGAAATTATATATAATGATGAAGAAATAGAGAAAATTAATATTATTAATAATGAAATTCTTGAATGTGATAAAAAATTACATGAAAATTTTAAAAATAGTAATAAAACAGAATTAAAAGAAAAATATAATAAAGATGAAATAAAAGAATTTAGGAGACTAGGAGATGAAAGAAAGAAAATAATAGAAGAAAAAACTATTTTAAATAACGAATTGGAACAAATTAAAAATAATAATGAGTTAAAAAATAGGGATTATTATATTAATAAACATTTTAAATTTTTAAAGGAAAACGGTAATGATGTAGAAATTAAATTAAATGAGTTATACGATATATATTTAAATAAATTTAAAAATATTCAATTTAAAAATATTAAATTATATGACTCTTTTACATCTCAAGAGGCTCAAGAATATTATAATAAAAAGTTAAATGATAATATACATTTAATAACCCCAATAGGCCAACAATTAGAAATAATTAATAATATATCTAATATCATTAATGAACCTTTAAAAATTGCAATTGAAAAATATAAAAAAGATAAAGAAGAATTAAATGAAAAAATAGAAATGAAAAAATTTTTAATACAATATTATAAGGATAAAGGTTTTAAAGAAAAAGTTAATGAAAAAAATTTAAAAGAAGTTTTAGATAAAAACCATAATACAGATATGGATGAAAATAATGATAATGTATATATTAATTACAAAATATATAATAATGTTGCGCTTATTGATTATAATACATTTGAAAAATTAATAACATATGTTAAAGATAATGATAAAATAATTAATACAGCTTTTAAAAATTTAAGATACTCTAAAGGGATGGGACAACATAGAAATTTATTAAATGCGGTTTTAGGCTTCTGGTGTGGTGGTAATATTCAATATATTAAAAAGTATGATGGTAAAACCCCAAAAGAAGATAAAATATTAAAATATGAGTGCCCTTTTAATGGTGTTATATTAAAACAATACAATAAACAAACTGAAAAAATAAATAATAAAATTAGTTTATTTTTAGATGATGGTATTAATAATATTGATAATTGAATAAAAATATATTTTATATTAATAATTTTATTTATAATTATCTTATTTAAATTTTTAAATATTATTTAAATTATTTTTAATTAAAATAATATAAAAAAAAATATATAATATTATATATATATAAGTTAATGGAGAACATTGAAAATAATAATAATATATCAAATATTGAAAATAACAACAATAACAATAATATTATAAATAAAAAGTGTTATAGTTGTAATATAGTGAAAGATATAACAGAATTTTATAAAGAAAGTGCAAATAAAGACGGATATAATAAAATATGCCGTTTATGTAAGAAAATAAATAATAAACTAACATATGATAAATTTAAAGATAAATATAAACAACAAAAAAAAGAAAGTAGAGAATTATTAAAGGAAACTATAAAACAAAAAAAATATATAAAACATGTTAATATTTGTTATTATACTCATGAAGAATTATTAAAAAACTTAGAAGAATTAAAGACCAAAGTTTTAAATTTAATTAATAATAAAGATGATAGTGATATTAATTTAAATTGATATAGTATTAATTAATAATTTATTTAATTATAAATAATTTAAAAAATATATAAATTATTTATATATAATATATATAAAATATATATATGAAAAACTATTATAATAAATTTAAAAAAATTAAAATTCATTGTTATTCGTGTGGAAGAACATACAAATATTATTATATTTTATCATCTCATAGATATACATTAAAACATATAAATAATGAAAATAATGGCAATTTTATACCTCAAAATTTTAATTAAATTAAAAAATATATAAATTATTTATATATAATATATATAATATATGAATAAAAATAATAAATATAATGTTTATTGCTATATTTGTAATAAATTAATGAATTATAATTATTCTTATAAACATCGTAGAAGTAAAAAACATTTAAAAATATTAGATGATGATAATAAAATAATATCAGATAAAATTTATAATGACTATAAAAATTATAATAATGGACAAAAAAAATTATTAAGAGAAATAACAAAAGATAAAGAAGAAGAATTTAAACAAAAATATAAACAACAACAACAAGAACAATATAATTATTATTTTACATGATGATATATTATATAAATTATTTATATATTTTCTTTTATATATTATATATATGGCTTGTTGTTATTTGTGTAATATAGTTTTTAAAAATGATAATTATATTAAATATCAACATTATAAGACCTTTAAACATCTAAAAAAATTATTATTATATAATGATGATGATATTATAAATAAAACCTATAAACATTTAAATAAAAAATGAATATATATAATAATTGGTTATATTTAATAATAATAAAAATGAATAAACTTAAATAAGGATATTATAATATATAAATTTAAAAACAAGTTTACGGGGTTAAAATGTATAAATTAAATATATTAGATATATAATTTATTTGTTTGATTTTGATGAATTGCAAACTTTACATAATATATTAATATTATCTATATGATGGGCCTGACTGTTATTTATTCTATCAAATGATATATTAGAAGATATAACGCCATCATTATTATAAAAATAATATTTATCATTACAATTATAACAATATAAATTAAATTTATCATTTAATATATTATCATATGTTTTAATAATCCATTCTATAGATATATATTTATCTTCTTCTATTGCTCTATTATTAATAATATCTATCTCTCTATATTTATTTATCTTATTTATTAAATATTGTTTTATTTTACAACTATTTAATATTTTTAATTCATTTTTTGAATGTTCAAAAACTTGAATATATTTTAAATTATTTGTTCTTGTTAAAGCTGTATAAATAAAACGTTTATTAATATATGGCGTATTTATATCAAAAATAGTTATATATTTATTTGCAATTGTATCCCCTTGAAGACTGAAACAAGTATAACAATAATTTAAAGAATAGTATTTATTAATAATCTCATCATCTATAATAAAACAGTTATTTAAATAATCAATTAATAAATAATAATTATTATGTTTTTCAACTATTTTATAAACATAATTTATATATAATCTAATATCATTAACATATTCATAATTTTTATTTTTATAAATATAATTAACATCAATTTTAAATATATTTTCTTTTACATTTTTAATATCTTCATTATTATTATTATTAATTATATAATGTTTTCTTAATTTAATTTTTAACCCTTTATAATAATAATCATCTTTATCATTATATTTTTCATGTATTAATTTATTAATTTTATCGGCTCTTTTATTAAAATAAGTAATATTATTTTTTGTATCAATTAAATTATAATTATTAATAATTTTTATATCTAATTCTTTTAATTTATCAATGATGTTTTTATAATTAGTTTCATTATTAAATATTACTTCTTTTAACTTCATTAATTTTAATTTATCTTCTTCATTATCTAATCTTTTATTTACTTTTAATAATATTCTATTATCATATATTGAATATATTGCCTTTTTTAAATAATCATTTACATCATTAACATTATTTAAATTTAAGTTTATCGGTTCATTTTGTAAATTATCGCCAGTTGAAAAAAATTTAATATTATTATCTTTATTATCTAATATTAATTTATCTATTAATTTTAAAACATTCAAATTATATAAAAATACTTCATCAAATATAACAACATCAATATTATTTAAATTATATGTTTTATTACTTTCATCATTATTAAAACCTAATTTAAAAAATTCGTTAATTGTTATAGCTTTAATATTCTTTTTCTTTAATTTAAAACATAAATTATTAAAGGGTGTTATAAAAATTGTCTTTAAATTATTATTTAATGTATAATTTATATAAAGTTGAGTTTTACCAGCTCCAGGGGTATCTGCTACAATAATTAAATTTTTTTTATCATCTAATATATTTTTTATCTCATTATCATCATATTCATTATTTAATATAATATAATTATCTTCATTAATATTATATATATCTAATAATTCATTTACTTCTTTAATATTTTTAGTTTTACATAATACTTTATTATTTTCAAATTTGTAATTATTAATATCATTATCAAACTTAAATAATTTTTTAACATCATCATATTTTTCTTTTATTAAAATTGCGTCTGTTTTAACTCCTAAAGGTTTGATATTATTATTAATAAGTTTCATATACATATTATATAATATAACATGACTAATATTATATATTAGTTCTTTTATAGGTTTAAAACCCTCATTAATATCCTTTTCTTTTTCATGACTTACAATATATAAATATTTATTATCAGATATATCAATATTATTATTATTATTATTTTTAATTATTATATTATCATCATCATTAATTATATTTTCATCTAAATTATTATTATTATTATATTTAATATTATTTATATTATTGATACAATGAATTTTAATATTAAATATTTTTGCGTATGCTCTTGCTTTATGATAATCATTAAATATTATTGAATAAGTTTTTTTATTTTTTAATTTTTCTAAATTTCCAATTAAAGAATTTATTAAGAATTTTAAAATAAATTTATCATCTTTATCATTACAAATTTTATTATTATATAAATTATCTATCATATATTTAAAATTAACATTATATAAGTTTGAAGGTTTTTTATAATATATAATTTTATATTTAATATTGCTTTTAACATTATTCAATAAATACCCAAAACATCTACTATATTTTTTATTAAATATTAAGTTATTAATTATATCATCTTTTAAACTCTCAACAATATATAAATAATAATCATTTAACTCTTCATTATTATATAATTGCCAGTTATCAAAATAACTATAACAAGGTATATAATTTATTAATGATAATGAATAAGAATAACATTTATTTTTATCAACAGCGTTATAAAAATAATTTTTATATTCTTCATCAAAATAACAACTTAAAGGCCCTATTTTATAATATTTATCTATATAATAAAATTTATCATTATAATAACTCATATATTTTTTATTAATAATTTGTTTAGTTAATTCATCATTAATTTTAATTATTTTTTTATATATACTAACATCATTAATATATATATTTGACTCATTTGATGAAAATGATATATTTTTAATTATAAATATATTTTTATTGACTAACATTTTTAAATTTATTATATTACCATCTTTATAAACAACTTGCGGGCTATATTTTTCATAATATATATTTAATAATAAATGTTCTAAATTTTCATTATATATTAATATAAATGTTTCTTTCTTAATATCTTTAATTTTAACATCTTTAATAATATTAATTATATCATTTATATCATTTATCATATAAATATTATTTTCATTGTAATCTTTATTTTTAATTGGGTATCTATCATATAATTTTATTTTTAATTGTTTATCATATAATTTAATAAATTTTTTATTATCTAATTCATTAATATAATTTATTTGAGTTTTTACCTTATCAAAATTTTTAATATTATCATTTAATAAATATATATGATTATTATTATTTAATAGTATTCTCATTATATTAGGCGATATATTTTTATTCAATTTTAAAGGCCTATATTGATATATAATAATACCTAATTCATTTATTACATCTAAACCTAAACTAAATTTATTAAAAAAATTATTAATTGCTCTATTTATAGATAAACCAATATTTATATAATTTATATCTTTATCTAGTTGTAATAATTCAATTAAAAAATTATAAGTTAGAGGTTTATATCTACGTTTATTATTATATAATTTATCAAATGAATTTTTATAAAACTCAATAATATAATTAATAAAACAACTATTTATTTTATAATTTTCTTCAACATATGAAGAATATTTATAATTAATAACTTCATTTAAATTATTACCGTTTAAATTAATATCATAGTTTATATAATTACTAAAAATTAAATTATTAACATTTTCATTATAATTATTTTCATTAAATAAATTTTCTAGATATTTATAATTATCATTTTTAATATTAATATCTTCTAAAGTTGAATTAATTACAATTAAATTTATATAATCTTTAACTTTTTCATAATATTCTAAAAATATTTTATCTTGTGATAATATTGCAACTACTTTTATAAATTCTTTATCATAATCATAAATATATTTTTTATCATATTTTTCAATATCTTTAACTGTTTCAACGTTTAACGCTCTAATTTGCTCATATTTTAAATTATCATTTTTATTTATAAAATGTTTTCTATATTTATTTAATTCTTCAACCCTCTTAAATAATATAACTTTTGCCGAATGTGAATATTCTTTATTATATTTATAATTTTTTAAATATTCAAAATTATTTTTTTTATCTTCATTTTTTAATTTATTATCAAATAATTCATTAATTTTATTAAATTCAATATCATTATTATTTATTTTTTTATTAATATCTTCAATATCTTTAAAATTAATATTATTTTTAAATTTATCATTTAATAAATAACTTAATGATATACAATTATTAATATTGCCGTTGTTTATTTTATCTATTATTTTATCTAATGACTTTTTATTTATTCTCTTTCTATTTTCTAATAATAACTTAATTGCCTTATTTCTTATTATTTTATTATTCTCTTTGTTCTGTATCATCTTTATATAAATTTTTTATATATAATATATTATAATAATATATAATTTTTTTATATAAATAAAATATAATTATATATATATACTAAATGAATAATTTAGAAAATAATTATAATATATCTAAAATTAGAAGGAATAACATTTTATTATTATCAAATGATAAAAAATTATATTGCGATACATGTAAAGAAGAATATACATTATTTAAAAAGGCCCATCATGAAAAGAGTAAAAAACATATTGATAATTTAAATAATAATAATGATAATAATAATAATATTATAAAAGAGTATCATAGATATAAAAATAAAGTTGTTAAATGTGATGTATGTGATGAAGAATATAAATATTATTATATGGCCTTACATAATAGAAGTAAAAGACATTTAAATAATTTATTAATTAAAAATAATATTGACTATAATTTAAATAATAATAATAATAATGATAATATTAAAACTAATAATAATTTAATAATTATGAATGTATAAAATAATATTTTTAATTAATTTTTATTTAATAATAATTTAAAAATAAAAATATATAGTTTATATATATACTATGAATATTAAACATTTAAAGTTAAAATATAATATAATAAAATTATTAGAAGATAATGAATATATTGAATTATCTAAATTAGATAAAAAAAGATTAGAGCCAGAAAATAAAACAAAATATATAACATTAATTAAAATATATGATAATATTAATAATATTATTAATAATAAGACCAGTAATAAACTAAATGATAATAATTTTTTAAATAATAATAATAATGTGATAAATATTAATGAAAATGTTATAAATAATAATAATAATAAAAATGTAATAAATAATAATGATATCATTAATAAATTAAAAAATGAATTGAAAGATAAGAATAAAGATATATTTATATTAAAACAAAAAGATAACGATAATAATAATAAAATTATTGAATATAAAAAAATTATTAATAGTTTAAATAAAACTATAGATAATTATAAAAAGCAATTAGATAATAATAATAATGATAATGATATTAAATATAATGATAATAATAAATTAACTAAAAATATTAATTATTATCAGATACCTAAATTAACAGATAATAAAATTAATAAATTACTTCTTAATTATGGTTGTAAATATGAAAATATTAAAAATTTAAATAAACATGAGAAAAAAGTATTATTTAATAAATTTAGAGGAATAAACAAACTAGAAAGAATTTTTAAATGAAGAAAATTATTATATAAATTAAATTATATATATTATATAATTTTATTTAATATGAATAACAAAACTTATTATAAAAATGTTTTTTTACCAACTTTAAAAAAATATGAGCCTTATGAGCTAAAAGCCTTATTATTGTTAAAATTACATCTAAATAATGATAATATTAAATATAGTTTCAATAAAAATTATAAATATGATATATCATTAAATATTAATGATAAAATTATTAAATATGAGATAAAAACAGATGAGAAAAGCCTTAAAACTAATAATATATTTATTGAATATAAAAGCTTTAATAAATTATCAGGAATTTACACAACTGAAAGCGATTATTATATTATAAATGATACTATTAATTTTTATTTAATAGAAACTAAAGATATTTTAAAATTAATAGATGATAATGAATATATATTTATAAAATTTGTTAATAATACTTCTAAGGCTGAAGGTTATATTTTTGAAAAATATAAAATTATTGATAGGTCTATTAAATTAAATTAAAAATGGTCTTTACAACTATCATATAATATATATAAATATTGGTCAATGTTATTTTTATTTAAATTATTAATATCAATATCTTTTAATGTTTCTATTGATATATTATTTATTAGTTTATCAATAATTTCAATATCTTCAGGCGTAAAATTGGCCATCATATATATATAAATATTAGATATTTTATTTTAATGCGTTAAAAAAATAATTATATAAAATAATTATATATAGTTATGAATATTGATAATAATAATATTTATAATAATGATAATATTAAAAAAAAAAGAGGAAGAAAAAGAAAAAATTTTATTGATAATAATATTAATGATAAAAAGATAAATAATAAAAAAAATATTAATAATAAATTTATGTTTATTTTACATCAAGATATTATTTTAAAAATTGATTAATTAAATAAATACATATAATTATATTAAAGTAATCATATATATTTAATTAAAAATAATATTATCTTATTATCATCATCTATTTTTATATTCTTTATATTTTTCTTCTATAATTTTATTTCTACTAACTTTATAACAACCATTATAACCATCATTAAAATTATTATTATCTTTATCTTTTAATTGAATATATAATTTATAATTATCTTCAATAACATCATTATTAATTAAATTTAATTTTATCAAATTATGATATATATTTATATCTTGATAATTACCGGTATTATTATATATATCTTTACAAAATTTTAAACCGTATTTAATAAATATATCATTATATATATTATCTATTGTATAACTAATATTATTAAAATTATCAATATAATTATAATTTTTTTCATAATAACCTTTTATAATTTTTGTTTTTGTTTGTTTAGTTTGAAAAATATAATAATTAATGTTATATCTATCTATTGATATATTTTTATATTTTTTATTAAGTTCTTCATCTGTTGAAGATACTAATATTTTAAATTCTGGTTTATTATTTATATTAAAATATATCATTATCTTTAATAAATAATTATAATCACCTAACAACTTTATTAATATTTTTATAAAAGGTTCTAATGAATGAGATGAATAATAATTATAATAATGTAATTTAGTTATATTTTTCTTATTAATATCAATAATATCATTATATTCTAAATTTACATCATTATTATAAATTTTTTTATCAAAACTATTAAATAATATATGTTTATTTTGTTTTAATAATTCATCTACTTTATTATAATGTTCTAATTGTTCATTAATTTCATTAATTACATCATTATTAATTAATGGTTTATTTGTTGTATTAATTTTATTATCAATTATATCAACATTATTTATTTTATTAATTTCATATGATGAAACATTAATATTATTATTATCTACTTCATCATTTAATAAATGTTCTATTATATTATTATTTTCTTCTAATACAATTTTATTATAATGATATAATAAAAGTTCATATTCATGTTTTTTATGTATATTTAACAATTCATTATTTATAATGAAAACATTTTTATAATTATATGTTTCATTAATTTCATCATATATTTTATTTAATAATGAATATATTTTTTTATTATTATTTCTTATTACATCATTATAATTTTTTTGCTTCAAACAACAATAATAATTAATATAATATCTTTCTTCTAATGAGTTATAATTAATATAGATATCTTTAATAAATTCATCATAATTATTTATTATTATATAAAACATCATACTAATCCTATTATTTTCAATATCTAATAATATTTTATTTTCAATATCATTATAATTAATATTAATATTATATATTTTATTGAATTTATTAATAATATATTCCTTTAATGGTCCTAATATATAATTAATATCATATAAATGTCTTCCATATTGATAAACTAATGTAATTTTATTAATAATATCCTCTTTATTAATTAGTTTAAACTTATTAACTTTATATTTTTCTTTATCAATTAATTTATTATTATTATTTATATCTAATTCAAATTTAAAATCATTTAATTCTAATGATAATATATTATTATTATTTTCTACATCTTCAATATTATTTATTAATGGATTATTAGATGTATTTATTATATTATTAATAATATTAATATTATTTATTTTATTAAATGATGAAACATTAATATTATTATCATTATTTTCATCATTTAATAAAGGTTTTAATATATCATTTACTTCCTCAATTACATTAACATTATTATTAATTACTTCTTCAATTACATTAACATTATTATTAATTACTTCTTCAATTACATTAACATTATTATTAATTACTTCTTCAATTACATTAACATTATTATTAATTACTTCTTCAACAAGATTATTATTAATTTTTTTTGTTCTTGGTTTTCTTGGTTTTTTAACTTTATTTAATTTATTTAATTCTTTTAATTTTGTTTTTTCTTCTTTTAATTTTGCTTTTTCTTCATTTTTAATTTTTCTTTCTTCTTCTTTATTAATAATATTAATCATTCTCTTATATAATAAAGTTAGTTTTTTATCATTGTCAATTTTTTCAATTAAGTTTTTTAAATTTAATTTTTTGTCGCTGGTGGTTAATTCAATAAATTCCATTATTTTATATTATACTATATATTATAATACTAGATATTATTTTTTTATATTATTTTTAATTAATTATTTTTTAAAAATTAATTAAAAATTATTAGTTTATTCATTTTTTTAATTACTTACATTAAAAAAATTTTATATATCATTATTTTGTTTATCAGCTTAATAAATTTATTATATTTAATTTAAATGAATTAGAATGAATTAGAATGAATTAAATTAATAATATTGTTAATAAAATATTATAATATTTTTATTCAGTATTATTTTAAAAATTTTTATTAATAATATTTTATTAACAATATTATTAATTTAATTCATTCTAATTCATTCTAATTCATTCTAATTCATTCTAATTCATTCTAATTCATTCTAATTCATTCTAATTCATTTAAATAAATTTAATATATCATAATTTATTTTATCAGCTTCTTCAAACTCATTATATTTATTATATATATCAAATAATTTTTTAATATTATCATCTAAATTAACAACATTATTAATATTATATTTATTTTTGTAATAATTACATAATTTATATATTAATTCAAATTTATCCCTATTAATGTATTTAGAAAAATAAACTTTTGTTTCATAAAATAAGAATTTTCTATTTTCATGAAACCATAAATAAAAATCATTAATATTAATTATTAACTCATGAGATATATTTTTATTTTCTCTATATTCAAATTTAGAATAATCATAATATATAATAAGTCTTCTATTATAAATTTTATTATTTTTAATAAATTTTTTAATTTTATCAAATAATGAATATTCTTTTATATTTTCATTAATTAGAATCTCATTAAATATTAATTTGAAAACATATTTTAATAAATTTTTATCATGTTCATTATTTTTAATTATATTATTATTCATATATATAATATTATATATAAATAATTTATATATATTTTTTTATTTTATTTAATAATTAAAATTTAATAAAGGTTATTTAATTTATCTCATTTAATTATAAAAATATTAATAAAAAAAGAAAGAAAGAAAAATTTATTTTTTTATTTTTAACATCTCTTTATTATTTATTATCTTTCTCATTGTGGGGCAGGTTTCAATTTTAGATAAAATTGAAAACCGCACCATATTA